AGAAAACTTAACATATTTTGACAGAACAGCATGGTTAAGCTCATTAGCTGCTAGTGAATGGCATAAAGATGAGATGGACAAGTGCTGGGATAGACTAAAAGGACAATTAGATGGCGTTTACTAACTATAATTCGTTTGTAACTACAGTAGAAAGTTACTTAGCACGAACAGACTTGACAACTGTAATCCCTGACTTCATTCAGATGGCACAGATAAGAATGAGTCGTGACTTACGAACAGAAGCAATGTTAAAAGTAGCAACGACTAGCCCTTCAGATAATAAGGTAGCATTTCCTACTGACTTCTTAGAGTTAAGAGAGATGCACTTTGAAGGTAACCCACCTATTTTGTTAGAGTATCAGTCACCTGATTTATTCTTCCGTAATGGTCAAACATCATTATCAGGTCGTTCACATTACTTTACAATGTTAGGCACAGAGTTTCAATTTGCACCTAGTCAAAACTCTAGCTATACCATTCAAATTTTATACTATGCTCAACCTACATTTATATCTAGCACAACAGCTACTAACTTGTATTTGACATACTACCCAGACGCTTTACTTTACGCAACATTAGCAGAAGCAGAACCTTATTTAATGAATGACCCAAGAACTGCAACATGGTCAGCATTATATGATAGAGCCATTGCTAATATTAAAACAAGTGACTTAGGTCAAACATACGCATATACAACATTAAGCGTAACACCAAGATAAGGATAACAAATGGCTTTAGTGTTAAAAGATAGGGTTAGAGAAACTTCTACCACTATAGGCACAGGCACTATTACACTTGCTGGTGCAGTATCTGGCTTTCAATCATTTTCTAATATCGGTAATGGTAATACTACTTACTATACTATTGCCGGTGGTGCAGAATGGGAAGTAGGTTTAGGCACATATACTTCATCTGGAAATACTTTATCTCGTGATACTGTTTTATCATCTAGCAATAGTAATAGCTTAGTAAACTTTAGTGCAGGTACTAAAGAAGTATTTGTAACATATCCTGCTAATAAAAGTATTTACCAAAACGCTTCAAGTATAGCCAATATTACATCTTTAGACGTTACTACTGCATTAGGATACACACCAGGAACAGCAACTTACCCTAGTGCTGGTATTGCTCTATCTACAGGTAGTGCTTGGAGTACTTCAATTACAGATAACTCTTCTAATTGGAATACAGCTTATACAGATAGACTTAAATGGGATGGTGGAGCAACAGGACTTACTGCATCTACTGGTAGAACATCTTTAGGATTAGGTACTGCAGCTACAATGACAGGTCCTAGTGGAACTATTGTAGGAACTACTGACACACAAACACTTACCAATAAAACAATTAATGGAACTTCCAATACTATTTCTAATATTGGATTATCAACACAAGTAACAGGTACATTGCCTGTTGATAATGGTGGTACAGGTGTTGCTACATTAACAACTGCTTATGGTGTTTTAGCCGCAGGTACAACTGCTACTGGCTCATTACAAAATATTGGAACAGGTACTTCTGCACAATTATTAACATCTAATGGTACAGGTGCATTACCTACATTTCAAGATGCCGCAGCGTCACCTTATGTGCTAAAGAACAGATTGCTGAATGGAAGTTTTAATATAGCACAACGTGGCACATCTTTTGTAAGTGGTGCTAATAATGACGATACTTATAACCTAGACAGATGGTATGTATTATCAGATGGTAATGATGCTGTAGACATTACACAAACAACAACTGTTCCTACAGGTGCTAAATACTCTATAGGGTTAGACGTAGAAACAGTTAATAAGAAGTTTGGTATTGCACAAATTATAGAAAACGTTAATTGTTATGATGCGATTGGTGGCAATGTTACTTTATCCTTTCAAGCAAAGGTATCAGCTACAACTAAACTAGACAATGTAAAATGTGCAATTGTGGCATGGTCAGGCACAGCAGATACTGTTACTTCAGATATTATATCAGCATGGGGAGCAGAAGGCACAAACCCTACTTTAATTGCTAACGCTACTTATGAAAATACGCCTGCTAACTTAAACGTTACCACATCATGGGCAACTTATTCTGTAACTGCTAATGTAGACACTGCTTCTACAACCAACATTATAGTATTTATATGGTCAGATGTAACCGATACTACTGCTGGTGACTTTCTTTATATAACAAACGCTCAACTAGAAATAGGCTCAACAGCAACACCATTTGAACGCAAACTTTATAATCAGGAATTGGCTAATTGTCAGAGGTATTATCAAAAATTAAATGGTTCTTTAGCTGGGTATTCAGATGCTGGAACAGCTATGGCAAATTATTATAGATTTATTTGTGAAATGAGGTCTGCTCCTACTATTGCTATAACAACAGCTCCTTCATATGTAAATGCAAGTTCATTAACAAGTGATGAAAGCACAGTAACAGGTTCTAGGTTTTACGCATTTGCTACTGCTACTGGAAGGATTTTTGCTACTGATTTTATTTACACTTGTTCAGCGGAGTTATAAAATGTATAAACAAACAATGAATCCATTTACTAATAAACCTTTTACAACACAAATACAAAGAATTGCTGATAACGCAGCTATCCCATTTGCACTTGATAACACAGACTACCAAGCCTACCTTAAATGGTTAGACGAGGGCAATACACCCTTACCAGCAGACGAATAAGGAGCAATAAATGTTTGGCATTAGTGCATTTTCAGAAGTAGCATTTAGTTCTTTAATAGGTGCAGCTTCTGGATGGATTCCTATTACTCCAAGCGTAAACACTTGGACACTAGTATCAGCAGGTTCAGAAACATGGTCTGCAATATCACCTTCTTCAGATACATGGACAGAAATTACAGCAGGAACAGAAACTTGGACTGATACAACTCCAAGTATAGACATTTGGTTACGACAAGGATAAAAGATGGCAAAGACAAAAATTAGTGAATATTCAGCTACGTCAGCAGATAATACTGACATATCTAACATTAACATTGCAGAAGGATGTTCACCAGCTAACGTAAATAATGCTATTAGAACAGTAATGGCTCAGTTAAAAGACCAACAAGCTGGTACAAGTGGTGACCCATTTACTTGTTCAGGAACTTTAACATCATCTGGCACTATTGACATTACAGGTGGTTTTAAACTAGATGGTTCAGCAGGAACTTCTGGTCAAGTATTATTATCAGCAGGTTCAGCAACTCCTACATGGGGCAATGCGTTTGTAGCTGGTATGATTATGTTATGGTCAGGTTCATCTGCTACTATTCCTACTGGATGGTTATTATGTGATGGTTCAAGTTCTACACCTGATTTACGTAACCGTTTTGTAGTAGGTGCTACTTCTACTTATGCTGTAGGAGCTACTGGTGGTAGTGCAGATGCAGTAGTAGTAAGCCATACACATACCGCAACAGTTACAGACCCAACGCATCAACATACAGCTCTTAGTGCTACTGACCTTGGTCAACCTATTCAAGGATTTGCAATGGGAACTGGAGATTACTCACCTGATTTTCAAACCGTCTCAGCTTCCACAGGGATTACAGTTGCTAATAGCACAACAGGTGTAAGTGGCACTAATGCTAATCTTCCTCCATACTATGCACTTTGCTATATTATGAAGGCTTAATATGCCTACACAACGTATAGCATTTAAAGAATGGTTACCAGACCAACCTAGCATTTTAGACTCTGTATCAGAAGCTAATAACGTCATTCCTTTAGCTGTAGGATATGGTCCGTTTAAGTCAGCAGTAAGTTATTCAGGTGTAGCTACAGAAGCTCTTAATAATGTATTTGCTGCTAAACAAGACAATGACGTATTTATCTTTGCTGGTGGTGCTACTAAACTATTTAAAGTAGACAATACTGACTTATCTTTAGTAGACGAGTCTAAATCAGGTGGATATACAGGCACTAATAGATGGCAATTCTTACAATTTGGTAACTTAGCACTTGCCGCTAATGGCTCTGAAAAGATACAAGCGTATGACGTAAACAGTTCTACAGCTTTTGCAGATGCAAGTTCAGATGCACCTATCGCTAAATACATTACAGCAGTTCGTGACTTTGTAGTTGCAGCTAATATTGGTGCAGGCACTACTCCTAATAAAGTGCAATGGTCAGGAATTAATGCTGCCACCACTTGGACTACAACAGCAACTTCTCAAAGTGACTTTCAGTTACTCCCTGACGGTGGTGATATCACCGGTATCGTAGGTGGTGAGTTTGGTATTGTATTCTTAGAAAAAGCCATTGTCAGAATGTCATATATTGGCTCACCGCTTATATTCCAATTTGACACGATTTCTCGTAATGTAGGATGTATAGAAGGTAACTCTATTGCACAATACTCTGGCACAGCTTACTTCTTATCAGATGATGGTTTCTATGCGACCAACGGTCAAACACTAAATGGTATAGGTTCAGAAAAGGTAGATAGATATTTCTTTGCTAACGCTAACATTGGTGACATTGACTCTATATCAGCAGCAGTAGACCCTGAACGTAACTTAGTTATTTGGAACTATGCTAACGTATCCGGTGGTCGTTCACTACTTATCTATAACTTTGAAACACAAAAGTGGTGTGAAGCAGATACAGATGTAGACTATTTATCTACACTAGCAACTTCAGGTACAACATTAGATGGTATTGACTCTGCATACAATGTAACAGCAGGTTCTTTTGTAGTAGGTAAGTCTTATACAATTAGAAGTGTAGGCACAACAGACTATACACTTATAGGTGCAGTTGCTAACACAGTAGGCGTATTATTTACAGCTACAGGTGTAGGCTCAGGTACAGGTGTAGCCATAGATATGGCAGCATCCGCAGCAGCACTCAAAACTGTAGACACTCTTGTAACGACACTAGACGATAGACTATATAAAGGCGGTAAGTTCTTATTTGGTGGTGTTCGTGATACTAGAATTATCACATTCACAGGAACATACGCTACAGGAAGTATCATTACTAACGACCTAGAATACGGTTATAACTCAGTCGTTACTCTTATTAGACCTTCTGTAGATAATGGTTCTGCAAGCGTTTCTGTGGCTTCTAGACGTATGTTAGATGACACTATTACATACGGTACAGCAGTTACAGCAAGTCAAGAAGATAGATGTTCTGTAAGAAGCTCAGGTCGTTATCATAGAATAGCTTTAACACCTACAGGAGCTAACTGGTCATCTGCAATTGGTATGGATATAGATTACTCTGAACAAGGAACGAGATAATGGCACGTAGTGATATGTACCGTAAACTACCTTGGACAGGTGGTGACGCTAGAAGTGTAGCTGAAATTGTGAACAACCTTGTAGAAGGTAAGTCTAACAATACAGGTGATATTACTTTA